CCCATTATTTTTAAGCCGCATGAAAATACTAGGAAGTGCTTCCGAATAAGCGGCCCAGATCAAACAGGGCTGGACAAAATAAACTAAAAAATCATAATCAACTTGTGATAAATTATTATTGATAACACCATCTAATAGTTGTTGATAGTAGCGGCCTCCGATGATATACTCGATAACTTTTTGTTGACTAACCGCAATAAACGGCAACAATATGGAAGAGGAAACGTTGGGGTCAATATCACTGAAATTTTTTAATTTCTGTTCGGATATGAGCAACACATCCTGAGGTATTTGGCCTGGTTGTAAAGACATAATTAGTTTATTGTTTCTTGTTTATCTTCTCCCACAATTTCTTTTTTATTTACATCAACTGTTTCAATTGGTGCGGCATCTGGCAATGACACCATTACAAATTGTTTGATATCAATTTCAGTTGGTGCTCCACCATCACGTAATGAAATTAATTTTTCGAAGACGGCTTTAATTTCCGATTGGATCGGACGAATTACAAGGTTTTGAAAATGGTCTTGGGCTTCGAGATGATCTGAACTTCCCAATGCTCCAGGCACTTGTATACCAAGTAATTCAGGAGAACTAATCTGATGAGATGTTAAAATTGTTTCTTGAACCATTTGATTGAGTTCAACCCACATTTTATCACTTGAGTTTGATGTAATTGGTGTAATCTCTGGTGCATTATCTTTACTATCACTAAAGGTTAAAAATAATTTTCCACTTTGATTTGATCCGCCATATTTTGCATTTAAATTATTATAAATCTGCTCTCGTTCTTCTGGACCTGGGATGCCCGTATTCAAAGAAATAAATAAAGACGGGGAAAGTCCATTACAAATATTGTTAAAATGCCAATTAAATATTTCAACTTGTGTGGAAATCGCAGTCGCACCTCCCCAATATGACGGGGTGGCATAGTATGAATTCCCACAACTATGTGTGGTGTAGTAAAAAATTTGCGAGTGTTCTTCATGATTTGGATTAAATGCAGGAAGTCTTCTTGGTGGGAATTTCTTAGGGAAGGCCCAGTCAGGGCAGTAATAAAAATTATTTATTCTATCACTCATGTCAGATTTTTCTGCTCTTAATTTTGATGTATCAATATAATACATTTCAAATCCTTGTTCCCTATCTTTTCTCCACACTATATTTAATGCGAATGCCCCGTAAAGAATAAAATCTAAACAGGCTTTTGACCATAGGTCATATACTTTATCACCTATACTATTAACCATTTCAAGTCTTGAATTTTCTTGAGACCTTAATGATATTTCTTCTCCTCTTGTTGCATACCACTTTGATGTAATTGCTGCTCTATGTGTCGGAGATGAATTGTATAAACGAATTAATTCTTGTGGTGCAAGATTGGCTGGTCCATAGTAAACCCATGGTGTCCTTGTATTTATGATTAAATTTTCTTCAATGATAGGAACCCTAGCAATTGATGCAAAATCTAATACCTTAAATTCAAATTCTTTATTATCACTCATAATTATAAATATAGTTTTTTAGTTAAATAATCAAACATTTATAATGCATAGGTTATTTTCATTATTCCACTTCCACCATTTCCACCAACTCCTGCAGTTCCAACTGCACCACCACCTCCATTACCAGTGTTTGCGGCTCCGTTTGATCCATTACCAACTCCACCACCACATCCATAACTTGATCCGCCAACAGAATACCCTGGTTGATTATTTGATGATCCTCCTTGTCCTCCGGCAGCACCACTTTGTCCATTATTACCTTGACCTGCAGTTCCTATTCCACCTGCTCCTGAAATTGTGCAGGAATTTCTTGAATTACCTCCACCACCATTTCCACCATCAGAACCATTTTGTGGTGTGTTATTTGAAAATCCTGCTGCTCCACCACCACCACCAATTGCGGTAAATGTTAGGAATGTTGAATTTGAACCATTAGATCCTGCAACACCAGTTCCACTTCCTCCATTACCTCCATTACCAATGGATACTGTTCCACCTGATGTAATTGTAAATCCTGTATAGATTTGGCCACCGCCTCCTCCACCACCGCCTGCTCCTCCTGAATTACCGCCTCCTCCACCACCACCGGCTCCGGCCACTAATAATAATTGCACTGGTCCACCTTGAATAACTGTTAAAGTTCCTCCTGATGTAAATGTGTGAGTTCTAAATCCACCTGCATCAGATACGGTTCCTCCACTTAAAATAACACCTAATCTTGTAGGAGTTGGTGTTGGAGTAGATGTATTAGTTGCGGTATTAGTTGGAGTTTGTGTTTGGCTTGGAGTATTAGTAGGAGTTTCTGATGCCGTAATACTTGGGGTTGGTGTCATTGTTTGACTGGCTGTTATACTTGGAGTTGGAGTATTTGTTTGTGTTTGGCTTGGAGTAATACTTGGTGTATTTGTAGGAGAAGATGTTTGAGTTGGAGTAGATGTTAATCCTGGTGTTCTAGTTTGAGTAGGAGTAGGAGTTTGTGTTCTTGTATTTGTAGGGCTTGCCGTTAAAGTTGTTGTTGTTGTTGGAGTAGGTGTAGGAGTTTTGGTTTGTGTAGGAGTTTGTGTAGGTGTTGCGGTTTGAGTTTGTGTTTGAGTTTGTGAGGCTGTAATACTTGGAGTAGGAGTATTTGTTTGTGATGCAGTTTGTGTTTGTGTAGGTGTAGGGGTTTGTGTTGCAGTTTCACTTGGGGTAATACTTGGAGTAGGTGTTTGTGTAGGAGTTTCAGTATTAGTAGGAGTATTGGTTGGTGTTATTGAAGGAGTTGGAGTATTAGTTGCAGTTTCAGTTGGACTAGGTGTGGGTGGATTTAACTCGTTTGGTGCAAAAATATAGTTCGAATTGAATTCATTTGGTGAAATAAATTCTTCATAGTAATCATTTGTTGTGGATGCGGACATTGCCATTACGGTTGCAATACCAGTTTCAACAACATTATAGGCTAAGGCTGGATTAAGATTTGGTGGATTTTGTGCGATCTGTTCATAGACATTATAAATATATTGGCCCTCAAATGGAAATGCAATTTCATTAACACCTTGTCCTTCAACAAATACAAATTCATCATACCTACTTTTATGTGTTGAAACATTTGGTAAAATAAATCTAACTGTTCTTTTTGAAAAGATATGAGTGAATGAAAATAACCATTGTGGGTTTGATAATTCAGCATTTTGAGATACTGTAATTACAATTGTATTTTCCTGACCAGTCTTAATTAATATCATAATATAAAAATAAAACACAGGAGAGTAATGTATACCCTCCCATGTTTAAATTGATTTGCAATTATGCAATTGTAAAACCTTGAATAACTTCTGCAAGAGTTCCGTCCAAAGAATTGATAGGGAATTGCTCTAAAGATTGGAAAGTCATGTTCAGTCCGTTGGCATCGCCTAGGGCCTTTCCGGAAACTTGTGTTCCCGCTGAAATAAAACTTCCATAATTTTGTCCCATCAGCCAGTAAAGTCCGTTGTTGTCTTCAAAGACAACCGCTAATTTTTGGTTTTGAGCCAACACTTTAAGAATATTTCTTTTCTCTTGTGTCATTTTAGCAAAGTATGTTGCTAATTCATCTTGGTAGAAAACTGTTCCTGCCTCTAAACTTGCATTTACCGTTTCTGTAAATTGTGAAGAAGTTCTGATAAGTTCGTATTTATAAAAAACTCCTGAACCACTTATTGAAGTGATTTGATCTGGTGTTGCACCTGTTGCACCAATGGATGTGATATTATCATAAGCAGTAATCCATGCATTTGCTACTCCACCCGAATTGTCGCGGCATCCTAAAGGAATGCCTGCTGTTATATTACAAGACATAAATATTAATTTATTATTGTTTTAGTTTATTTTGTTTAAGAATGAAGGGGTTTTTAAGTCCCCTTCATTTTTGAATATTATTCGATTAAAGACCGTTCGTCACGAAAAATTCTGGGAATGCTAATTGCGTTCCTAATTTCCATGCACTAAGGATCCTAACTTCTTGGAAGTCCATACTCCACCAACTTCTAAAGCTATCTTCATCCGACATTAAGTCAGTTCCCACTAACATATATTGCATCGGACCTGCTGCGATTAAGTCTGTATTTAATCCAGGACAACCAACAACTTTAAAGTTTGTTTGAGGATGATATACTTCATACACTTGACCTAATTTTTCATTTCTTGTATCGATATGAAAATTGTTCACATTTCTTAAAGCCGTTAAATAGCACTTGAACGATTGAAGTCCCATATAAATAATTACGTCATCTCTTTGGAAAATATTTCTATCTAAGTTATCAATAATATTATCAACTTGTGCTAATATTCTATTTGCTTTTTCTTGAACTGTTGCACCAGTGATTGAACAAAGTGCTTGTGTAGTTGCAGAATATGCTGGTAATGTGTCAAGTTTAACAACACCTGCAGTATTTGCAAATAATTCAATGAAACCAGAGAATGCACTTGAACCAGAAGTTGCTTGCCATAATTGGTCTTCGTTAAAACGTTTGATCTGACGAGTTTGTAAATCTACTATCGCTTGTTCAAACGGAGCTTGCTCATTATAAGAGCCCTGATTTAAAAACTGGCCAAGCCAAAGTTCGTTTAACGATTGCAAACATAAGGACTGATTTACTTTATATTGTCCTACTGTTAATGCAGCAGTTGTAAATGTTGTTGAACCTGAGTTATCAAATCCACAAGTATTACCATTTTGAACTACTAATGTTTCACTCAATAAATTTACGTTTTGAGTGCCTTTAATCCCGATAATTGTATTTACATACGACATTGTGATTGGAGACAACACGGCCTCTTGAATAATATCAGTATTTAATTGGTCTACGTAATTACTAAGTCCAGTTAAGTCGTATGAAAAGTCTAATTTTTTTAATGATTTTTTGTTATTCATTTTTAAAATTTTTAATTTTTAATTTATTTGTTTGAGAGTAATTCTCTCATTTTTTTGAAACTTTCCAACTTTGTAGATGGTCTGTTTTCTTCATCAAAGTTTACAGTTTTTTGATTGTATACTTTTTCACCCGCTGGTTCTTTAGAAAATTTTGTAAATTTTGTTTCTAAACCAGTAAATTTTTCTTCAATTGCATCTAATTTAACTTCAAACTTTTTTAAGGCTTGAGCAAATATTTGTGCAATTTCAACTGCTGACATTTCACCTGTCTTTATTTCTTCAGTTTTTGGTGATTTGTTTTCTTTGTCTGATGCATCTTGATAACCATCAATGGCTCCACCTGTAATAGAAATCATCTTTCCACCTTCAGTTTCATATTCGCCATCGGCTATTGCACTTAATGTTCCGTCGTATCCAACTTTTTTAACAGCCACACCTACTCCAGGTTCAGCCGTTCCAATTCTTAATACTTCGCCACTCTTAAGTTTTACATCACCAAATTCCAATTCAACATTTGACATGTCTTCATCAGCAATTTCTACTTTTTCTTTTTCATCTTCGATTTTTGCATCGTCAGTTTTTTTAGTTTCTTCATTGCCCATTTTAATTTTTGAAACTTTACCATCTATAACTTCAATCTCTGAACCATCATCGATTTTGTGTGTTCCATCTGGTGCTGGCATAATGCCTTCTTCTGTTGCGACATAGATTGGTCCTCCTACTTCTAATTCACCTTCCATTTTAAGTTGCACACCTTGATCGGTTTTTGCCTCAAAAAATTTTTGTGGAGTTAGATTAAGAATTTTCATAATCTTGTCAATTGCTTGTTTACTATTCATCTGTAATTGATTTAAGTATTTGAGTAATTTTGTTTATTTGTTTATCCTCTTTGGAGAATATAGATTTCTCGGCAAATAACCCTTCAACCGAAAATCCATTTAAAGATTTCTCTTTAATCATTTTCCATACATTATCGTCATTTATTTTCATCTGCACATACCAGGTCCCAGATGGAAGATTAAATCCGTATTTGTATGATTTATCGTAGATTGGATCATCACTAACCCAACTCTCTGTTATAAATACTTTTTCTTTTCCTAATTTTTTACCATCATGTTCTATACTGGCTTCGTCTGTTCGTTTTTCTTTTAAAAACTTTGCAGCCATTTTTTTAATACTTTCTTTACTAAAATAAACATAGTAAGGATTACCTAATTCATCATAACGAATAATCATTTTATTAGGAACCATTGCGGCACCAATAATCATTTGTTTTTCTTCATCTAATGCAAAAGTCATATGTGCCTTATCAAAACTCATTTTTTCTTTTTCAAGTTGATTAAGTTTTCTTTCAGACCAAGATAATGCCGCATCACCGCCCCATGCATCATACATTAACTTTCCGCACCCCTCTCCGTATTTACCTTTATCTGCACCTTGACCTTTATGTCGTGCTAAAAATGAATACATTCTTTTGATTGTATCCACAGATATTGGTTCACCTTTGGCTAATTGATTGGCTCTTTGTTTTCCTACGGCTGTTCCACAACTACCCCACCCATTTTTCTCGGCATAATTAAGTGCTCTTTGTGCCGCACTCTTAACTCCTTCAGGATAATCAGTTATACTTTCTGCAAATTCATCTTCGCTCATTTGATATTTAGGATGATCCTTGGGTAATAAATCATAATCAGTTGTATACTTAGGATTTTCAGGTCTACCATTTTTTAATAAATATAAAAATGCATTAACCCTTGCAAATGCCCATTGTTCTGCTGATTGAACCGTTGGAGAATGTGATGTATTAAATGCCCCTAATCCCCTTTGAAATACAGATTTTAATGCACCAAGTGTTGCATTACCATTTTTTGTATTAGTATCTTTTTCATTAAAGTCTTTAACTTTTTCCTGTAAAGTTTTTTCTTGTTCTGCACTTACCTTTGCTCCTCTTTTACCACTTGCATCTCCTTCTGCAGTTCCTTCACCTTTAGGTTCCGGATTTGGTGTATCTGACTTTGGGGCTTTATCACTTTTTTTAACTCCACCTCTTGGACCAATTTCTGCCATAAGATATTCTCTATCTTCTAAACCATTTCTTGCAGTTCCTTTTTTCCATTGAATTGCATCTGGATTAGTTGCATTTGCAATTGTTGGTCCAGGTCTTGTATCTGGTCCTACTACAATATCTTCACCATCTTCAATTCTATTTCTTGTTGAAGATCCGTCATTTCGAATTTGTCCTTGTCTCTTGTATAATAATCTAACCCATGCATGACGGCAGTTAAATGAACCGCGATATAAAAATATATTATAAGAACCAAATTCTGGATTTGATAATCTTTCAATATCTTCAATTCTATAAACTAAATCTTTGGCCATCATTTCCGCACAAAACTTACGATTGTCTTTGTCTCTTGGACCAATGTATTTGTATCTAATTCTTAAATTATCTGTGTCTAATTGAGATGGATCATTAGGTGATGAAAACTTCTCCTGTTGCATCTTATAGACATCTTGTGGAGTTATCTTTTCAACCTTAACTACTTCCCAACCTTCACTAATAAGGTCTGAATATGGTTCTCCTGAATTAAATAAAGACGAATGATTGGAACAAAAATCATCTTCAATAATTGTGTAGGGATTTAAAGTTTCAACTTCTTCAAATTGTGAATTAAATGCCTGCCAATTTTCTTCGTGGGCAGGACGAGATACTAAAGAAATTGCTTCAATGCCAGCCTCTTCATATTCATCATCAATAAATAATTCAATTATTTTTGTTCCAGTCATTATTATTAAATATGTAAAAGTTTAATTATTACCGCTTTTATATTAAAGAACGAGATTTAATTGTTCTATCAAACTGTTGTTGATTTGACATAAGATTAGATACAACATAAGTCTGAATTGGTCGATTGGAAATACTATCTGTTAATTTTTCAATTAGTGTTTCATTACTTGCACCACCTGGTTTTGTATTACTTCTCATAACACTTCCACCTGCGGCAAATGCAGGTATGTTTCCATAATTATTAATGGCAGATAATAGTGGTCTAAATACTTTTGTTGATCTTGCATTTATAACAAATTCTCCATCACTTAACATTGCCGGAATACTATCACTTGTTTCAGTTCCTTCTCCAACTACATCACCACCTTCTGCCCTATTTATTATTCCACCTTTTGCTCTTTTAACTGCATTAACATTAATTGGAATTGTTGGTGGCTTTGCAGTTTCACCTGATCCTGCTGAACTATCACTTGCCCCTGGAACTTTTGTTGATATGATTTTCTTTACATTTAACAAACCTGCAACTACAACTGCACCAGCCGCAATAAAGTTAAATGGAGGAGGATATGCAGCCAAGGCTTTTGATGCACCGGCATAAGTATCAATTGTGGCTTGTGCAATTGCCAATGCCTTTCCTGCCGCGGTGTCTCTACCAACTATTTCTGCAACTTGTCCTAATGCATTACTTACAACTCCCGCTAATTCTTCTTTGGATACGGCTTGTTGTTTATCTAATTCAATTTGTGCAACTTGGTTTGCAGCAATTCTTGTATCATATTCAGTTTGAGTAATTAACTTTTTATCTAAGGCATCTTTTAGTTGAATATTATCTTGTGCATATTTTGCCTGCATTTCTTTATAATACTTTCCACTATATTCTGCAAACTGTCCATACTTCGCTTTAATTCCATCAGCCTCACTTTTATTTCCTTCATCTAATATTTGAAGAAATCTATCATGAAAATCTTTTCTTAATTGAAACTTTTTTTGTTCATCTAATCCAGTTAATGTTTCAATTGTTTTTTGAATTTCAACAAACTTATTAACTTGTGCCTCATAATTTCCATCAAGTGCATCAAGTTCATTACTTAACCTTCTAAAAGTAAGTTCATTCTGTTTGTCAATATCTTTTTTTATTTCATCTTCAAGTTGTTTGGCATACTTTGCTCTAATTGCAGCCTTCTCGGCTTCAGACTTTTCAACACCATCAACAGCCAAAAGTTCAAACTCCATTCTTTGATTTAGGAGTGTTTGTAGAGCCTCTCTTGATGTGGCTAGACCTTCAACCCCTTTATCTTTTTCAAGTTGAATAAGGGCATCTAATTCAGCAACTCGTCTATCTTTAATAACCTTTGCATCATCATTTAATGCGGTTTTTAATTTTTCTGAATATTGTTGTCTTAATAATTCTTTTTCAGCCTCAGATTTTTTAACATCTGTTAATTCTGCCTGTAATCTTTTATCTAATAAATCTTTAAGAACATCTGCCCTAGTTTTTTCACCTCTTTTTTCTGCATCAATTTCTAATTGAATTTGTGCATCAAGATTTGCTTTTAATGCCTCAAGTTTTTCTTTTGCAATTTCTTCGGCAGTTTTATTATTTTTTCTACCCTTTTCAACAATTCTTAATTGTTCTGTTAAACCCGCTTCTTCATTTGCAATAATTTGATCTTGAACATCTTGACTTGCCTTTAAGGCTTTGTCTCTATATTCTATTGCTAATTGTGCTCTTTGTTCCTCATCTATTCTTGCATAGTCTCCTTGTCTTCTTGCTAATTTTCTTTGTTCATTTAATATTTGACCTTCCGCTTGTCTTAATAAATTTAATCTTTGTATGCCACCTTGTTTTTGTATTTGAAAAATTTCTTCTTCTGTCTTACCTGCAATTTTTGCTCTTAATACATTTAACTTTGTTGCATTATCAACCGCCTTAATATCATTATCTAAAATCCTTTGTTGTTCTTTAAGGACATCATTTAATTTTTTATTTGCACCTGCTGCTTTATCAGTCCCCATTACCCACTCTCCAACATAAGTAATTAACATTGAGAGACCTGTAATAAGTAATCCAATACCAAGACCTGCTAATACTGCTTTTAATACTGTTCCTGCAACTGATGCCGCATTTTCGGCTGCAGCCAAGGCTCTCATTGCAAAACTTTGAGTATTAGTGGCAACTGTATTTGTGGCTGCCGCACCTGTTTCTGCATTTGTTGCAACGGTTAATACCTCTGTTGAAGTCGTTGTTCCATTAATTGCGGCTGTTGCCTTTTTTTGTTCCGCTTCTTTTTTTGTTAACTCAGTTGAATATCTTTGTTCATATGCAATTGAATTTTGTAATTCACTATTGTATCCTTCAATTGTTGATTTACTCTTGTTGTATTCTTCAGTGCCTTTTTTTAATGTAAAAAGTTTGGCTTGTTCTACTTCAATTGATCCACCTAATGCGGATTGTAATTGTTTTTCAGTATCAATTTTATCTTTAAGACCTTTAATTGCCTCATCATTTACCCTTAATGATTTTTGTTGGGCATCAACTTGTTCTTGAATACCTTTTGCGGCATTAATTGAATTACTATCAACACTTTTAAAAGATGAACTTACATCATTATTTGAACTGGTTAAATTACCATTTGCATCAATAACATCTTTTTGTGTTTTATTAAGACCTAAAAAATTATTAACAATACCAATTAAATCAGATCCTAATGCCTTAAATTGACTTGTAATATCTTTAAGACTAAAAGATGAAAATGTTTTTAATAAACCTATTGCACCATCAACCCTATTTGCAATGTCTCCAATGGGTCCAGGTATTAATGATAAGGTCGAAAAGAATTCTTTTGATTTTGTATTAACTCTACTAACACTATCTTCAGTATCATTAATTTTGTTTTTTAATATATCAAATTCTTGAGTTCCCTCATCAGTCTTTTGTAATTCTCTTTTTAATATTCTAAGTTGTTGTGTTAACGATAGGGTTTTATCCGTCGCTATTTGAACATCTTGAGTATTAAAATCAAATACTAATTCAATTTTCTGCTTTGCCATCTGTTGTTGTTATTTGAAGGAAACCTAATATTTTCATATTATCAACTAGATCTTTTAAAACTGGTTGAAGGTCATCCATGTAATCATTTATTCTATCTGGGAATTCGCTATTCCCTCCATTATCAAATATAAAGTTTGTCATAAGTAAATTTTTTAAGTGCAACCTACACTAAAACAATTTGATGTTCCAGTTGTATAACGATTAAATGTTCCATACGGTCCAGCTCCAACAGTTGTCATAACCCTATACTTATTTCCAGGAGCACCTGTTTCACCTAAACAATAAAAAACACCAACTGATAAATTTACTGTTGTTCTAATATTGAATGCCGTGCTTGTTGGATTACAGAATGTTGAAGAATTAGTATATGGTTGAACTGAATAATAATAATAAACTGGTGTTTTAGTTGGAGTTGGGGTTTTAGTTGGAGTTAAACTTGGTGATGCGGTAATACTTGGAGTTGGTGTTTGAGTTGGAGTTCTAGTTAATGTAGGAGTTTGAGTTGGTGTTGGTGTAATAACACTTCTAACAAAAAATTCTAATCCCCCAAATGCAATATAAAATGTTGGTGAACAATTTGGATTATTTGAAATTAGATATGCATAAAAAGTTGCAAAACCAGTTTGTGTATCAATTAAAGTAGTATTAAAATAATATCTTACTTCAGTATCCCAACTAAATTCATTTGTAAATAATTCACCTTGATAATTTGTCAAAACAATATCAACTCTATTATAAATACCTGATGCAAAATTACCTTGACAAAATTCATAACTACTATTATTAATTGTTAAATCATATCTATAAGTTGTGCCTGTTGTTCCCATTGTATCTGGCCCAACTGAACAAAAGTTTGCAACACTAGGGGATACTGATCCAACCATGGTGTTATAATTTATTGCATTATGAGTTAATGTAAATCCACTTAAATCTAAAGTTTCAGTAGTTGCATCACAATAAATAACAAGAGGTTCAGTATAAAAGAATGGGGCATTAGTTGGGGTTTGACTTGGAGTTTTAGTTAATGTAGGTGTATTAGTTGGAGTTTGTGTTTGGCTTGCCGTTATTGTTGGTGTATTAGTAGGTGTTTTTGTTTGTGTTGGAGTAGGGGTTGGTGTAGGACAACTTATAGGATAAGTAATTGTTCCTTGGAAATTAACTCCAAAAAATTGATTACCTGGATTTATAAATTGAATTCCTCCTATGTTTGTGGTTCCTGTTGTTGCTAATAATGAACCAATTGGAGCAACTGATTGATTTAACCATAAATAATTATTATAAGTTCCAATAATTTGATAACTACTACTACTACCAACTATTGTTCTCATTATTTGGTAATATACATTTTGTCCTGCGAAGGGATCAAAAACAACAGGCCCAGCCCATACAGACCAAGTATTTCCACTCGGATCTGCACCATAAGTTATTGCACCAAATCCTGATGATCTATAAGCCCCATTAAAAGTTCCACCTGTAAATACTGTTTGTCTTGTGTATGTTCCATTAGAACCTGAAAAAGTTCCGTTTGAAAATATTAATTCTTGTGGACAAATAGGATTAGATGTTGGTGTTTGTGTTGGAGTTTTAGTTTGAGTAGGAGTATTAGTTGGAGTTGATGTATGTGTAGGAGTTTGTGTTTGAGTTTGAGTTTGTGTTTGTGTAGGAGTTTTAGTAGGAGTTGGGGTAGAAAAGAAACATTGAGTATGATTTGGTGAATTAACTGCATACCAATCTGGATATGTAGTTGAAATACAATCATCATTTGTATATCTAAAATTAACTTTAGGATAAACAAATTCAGTAAAGGTTTGACCATTTGGAATTACTACCGTTTGATTTTCAATTCCATTTGAAATATTAACTGTAATTCCTGAACTTGTATCTTGTATTGCACCAAAAATTGTTGATGTTAATTTTAATGTTCCATAAACATCATAATAAATTAGTCCATCATTTGGGCATTGAAACGGAATGGTTGTATAAGTTAATCCTGATACAAAACAATATTCATAAGGAGTTGTTGATGGTGTTGGTGTAATTGGTAAACATGAACCACTAATTAGTAATCCATTAAGATTAACTAATGGTTGATTATTATCCATACAAACACTTTGTCCATAATTCAAATAGTAAGATGTTTGTGTTCCAGAACATGTTGTTCCTGAAATATATTTTGATCCGCCTACTGGGTCTTGGTGAACATAAAAATTACAACTCATAATATTAAATATATTTTTTTAACATGCCGTATTACCATCAACGGTTATGTATACACTCTCAGTTCCACTTCCAAATGTATATGTTTGGTCGCATGCAAATCCTGAGTTAGGACAATCTGAATTACTTTGTGCCAAGATATATCCACCAATAGTTGTGAAATAAACAATATCACCTGGATTTAATCCTGTAATAGTTGTAAAATAAGAACAACTTAAACTATCAATATTTCCTACTCCTTCAGTTGAACCATAATTTATTTGATATTGTAAATATGCTTCTGAGTTTCTAAATTTTGCATATACTAAAAGTTCTCCACTTGGTGTATTAGTTCCTGTTGGAGTTGGTGTAGATGTGTTGGTTGGGGTTTGAGTATTTTCAGGAGTTCTTGTATTAGTTGGAGTATTAGTAGGAGTTGCTTCTGGTGTTGGAGTATTAGTTGGGGTTGATCCGAATGTTGATGATGGAGTTGGGGTTTGAGTATTAGTTGGAGTTGGAGTTGGTGTTAAAGGAACCACACCACCTGGACAACTAAATGTATTACAGTTTCCACCAAATATTGTTGGTTCAGGCATTCCTGTATAACTAAATATTTGAGCCACACCCATTATGTATTCAATACATCTGTATCTTATTCCATTAGTTGTGAATATTTCACCAACCAAAGTTCCATAACAGTTATTATATTCTATTTGTGCAAAACTTTCTTCAGTTGCACCTGTAATAATAAGTTCCATACAAACATTACTACTTGTGCAAGCCGTTGATGTTGGAGTTTGTGTTGGGGTTAATGATGGAGTTTGTGTTGGACTTGCGGTAATTGTTGGTGTAGGAGTTGGTGTAGGTGGAATAAAATTACAATCGAAACATGTTGTATATCCACTAACAAAATCATAATTAAATAATGCGGCAGTAGTTAATGATACTCCTGATAAACAATAAGTTATTTCTGTTGCAGGATCTTTAACTTTATAAATTAATGCAGTATTTAATGATGTTGTATTTGCGGTAAAATTATATTCATTACTTCCATCACACTCTATACCTCTATAATAAAATACTCTTAGTTCATTTGGTTCTTCTTGAACAATATTAAATGGTGTTCTTCCTGAACATCCACAATCTGAATAAGCCCCAACATTTGTTGAAGTATACCCTGACCCAATATAATAATGGTTATAAGTATAGGCTGGATTATATTCCCCAATTGAAACTCCATAACAACCTAAGTAATTTAATGCATCATCATATAGTTTAACATAAGTTCCTGCATATGCATATAAGTTAAAATTTAAATCAGAGTTTGAATGTAATGTTGCACCTGAACTACAAGGATTTAAATCATAATATAATACTGGATGTGGCTGATAATCTTTTGTTAATTTAACTAATTCAATATCGCAAATTGAAGGTTCTAATGCATTCCAATTTGTTATTTTATTAATTCTAAAATAGGTATTATTGATTAAGATTTTTTCTTTCCATGTTAAAGACTGAATATCTTCTGGGTATAAATAAATCTTAGTTGAATAAATTTTGTTTTCTTCACTAACTATATCTTCAATATAATCTTGATAATATATGTTATACAAGTCATCATTAATAAATGTAAATTCAGATGGAGTAATATTTGTTTTATCTTCTCCTCTAAAGTTTGTATAATGTGAAAAGTTATTATAGTTAAAAGGGTATGTTGTAAATCTATTAATGTTTGTCCATCTATCTTGTTGTAAATCATTCATATACCAATACTGATATTGGCTTGGAATAACATTATTACAACTTGAACCTGTATTTGTTATTGTTAAAGATGGAACTGGAAATAAAATCAACGGATATCTTAATGTATTTGGATTTGCACAACCAGGTAATGTATTTGAACCAATAACACTTCCATAATATACTTGTTGAACTCCTGAACAATCATCATAATATAATGGTGCTCCTGCCTTATTTGTTGTATAAGTAATTCCTGATGTGCATAATGTTGTGGCAGTTGTTCCTGATCCCGCAATAAAACCATAGTTATCATTTGGTAATGTTAATCCTCTGAATACCATCTTTGGTAATATCTTAAATGGAACGAATGTTTGTAATGACTGACCTTGATTATCTACCGTCTTAACTTTTGACATTGACGATAATGTAATCAATGGAACAAAAGAGTTTGAAACTGTAATATCAATTGGAGATGAAAATAAAAAATCAAATTTTGTTAAACTATCTTTATAATCTTGTCCTAATTGAAACTTATCTGTTCCAAATATTCTATTTGTTTGCGATTTAAAATCTTGATTGGCATAATCCTGATCCAGTTGAAATTCAAATTGTAGTGTTCCGTTTAATAAAGAACTTGTTGGATATAAATTTTGTAATGAACTGGCATCAACTTTTTTGGTCCAGTCTAATACTTTTCCACTTCCAACATAATCTATAATAGGTTCAATAATTAATTTCTTTGGATAATCTGTATTTGGGATTACAATTAAATTAAAATACTTATTGACCGATGTAATAAAATCTATTTGTGCATAATCATTTGGAGGGAATTCAATATCATAATTAATTGTTGAACCAATCGGAATAAACCTTGGAGGATTAATTATTTGTGATGTGAACCCACTAATATCAACATTATCACCTTGGAAATAAAACTCCAATTGTGAATTACCACTTATATTAAATGTTCTATCAATTGAAACTTGTTGTGGTTGTCCTACTCCATTACAAAATGATGTATAAGGATATAGATTTTCAACCGTAGTTCCATCGTCAAAAAAGAAATATAAATATGCAAAAGTATTAGTATCGAAATCACAATCAACTCTTGGTATAACAGTAAAAGTAAATCTGAATTGATATGTCCCTGCAAATTCTGCAGGTATATTAAATGATGTGGTGGTTGCAGTTAAACCTAAATCATTACAAGTTATTCCGCTTGAAGGATTTGTATATGAATTAAAACCATAATCAACAGGAATATCTCCATTTGTATAAGTATAACATGCAAGTATTGCATTTCGTGAATAAATACTTTCATCCACAAACTTTAATGGCATGTAAAATCTTTTGAAATAAGATGTATCAAAAAATGAACTCTCTATTTCATATCCCGCTTCTCTAACTATTGCAGAATATAGTTCTCTAATTTGTATTGAGGGCTTGAAATAATAATCACGAACAGGGCTCCCAACAAAATCAAAGTTTGGGGCTTGAGGTGTATATTGTGATGTTGTTTGATTTGTTTGTGAGAATTGAACTAATGGTGTAGATCCTGAGTTAACTGTATTCCCTGAAATATATTCATAACCAATATTGTATAATCCCCACATTGTCTTACCATTCTGATATGAATAATCAGTTGATCCAGTTAATGAGAATAAGTTTGGATCTAAGTTTGAATATAATATTACATCTTCTGTATAAGGGTGGTTCAAATAATTTAAATCTAAATCAAATAAAAACTTATCACCAATATTTGACATTAGATCTCCAATCTGATTATAAAAAGATACTGAATAAATTATTTCACCTTTATCTATTGCAACAGAATTTAATCTAATATTACCCGTCATGATTTCATAACCATCCCATAATAAACTTGCCTCAAACTTATTGTTTGGATTAAAGTTTGTAGGTATTGCATTTAAATCATAAAAGAAATTAAAGACTTGGTTATTCTTTTTTGAACCAGGTAATGAGAAGGTTTGAGAAAAATTACTATTCTTCTTTGTTATGTCTTGCAATTCTGCAAATGACAAATTAAGTAATACCGGTTCGTTTTGGTATAGATCTAAAAATATATTTTTTCCACTAACTGTTGTTCTAATTTGTAGCATAATTAAACTGGTAATTCAAACTCACGATAAGGAACTTGTTTAAGTTCTATTGTATATTGGAATAGTCTTTGATATTTTTGTTCCAATACTTCTACTTCTTTATTTTGAACAGTGCAAGGTATAAGGTATGGATAGATGTATTCTTGATTTGTTGATGGCAACCAGTTGTCTTCAATGATATAAACATAAGGGGACATCAATAACTCTTCAATAATTATACTATCATTTTGTTCAACGTAATTACTATCTACGGTTAAAAATTCTTCAGCCTGTCCATAAAATACTGTTTCTGCACTATCATAAGATTGTCTATTCCAAATTGTGGTATTCAATGACTTTTGTTGGCTATATGTTTTTTTGTTTACACCATATCTTTTAACAGACTTCTTTGAAAATGTGTATGTATCCCAAATTCCTGATCTTGTCATGAAAAGAAATGATATTGGATTATTTAAACATTCTTCACCAATCATTTTATATTGAACGATTTCACTTGAACCATAAACATCATAATCATAACCTAATAAATTATTAGATAAGAATATTGCAACATCACTATCAGTTCTTACTGTTGGGTTTGGTTTGAATATACCATATGCAATTCTTTGTTGAAGATATGAATAAGGTGCAACTGTTTGTAAATTTGCTCTTGATGTAAAGTCAATACCATTTGATTGAATTGCATCATAGTTATATTGAGTATTAGGTCCA